CCCATAATGCGGGCAGTTGCCCGGCATCCAACGCCATTCATGGCCATATCAATGATTTTCTGGTGCGTACCGGGTTGAGAAGCGGTGTAAGTGAACTGCAGTTGCCATGTTTTACGGCAGTGAGAGCAGAGATAGCGCTGATGTCCGGCGGTGCTTTTGCCGTTACGCACCACCCCGTCAGTAGCTGAACAGGAGGGACAGCTGATAGAAACAGAAGCCACTGGAGCACCTCAAAAACACCATCATACACTAAATCAGTAAGTTGGCAGCATCACCGGAGCGGCTTTCTGATTGATTACATACTGGCTAGAAAAAAGGTGTTACCTTGGTTTATCTTTGTCCGGCAAGGTGCGCTCATTAATCTTAAGTAAATTTATTGCTCAAGTATTCAGATTACTTCTTATGGTTGAAGTCTCCTGTCAATGTAGAACCAATATATTTACAAAAATGAGACCCGTCGGGGATAGCCCTGCCGGGTCTGACTGTTAAAGCATTTTTAATATGATCATCTATTTTTTGGTGCTATAGACTTTTTCGCCCGAGAAGTCTGGAGCGACCCAAAAGTTAATATTAAACTGAGCATCATCGCTTAGTTCAACACGGTGCCAGTATTGTGGTGGGCTTGTTGCAAAAGCGCCAGCATTAATGACTACTTTTATCTCCGGTTCAGTAGCATTCTCATCAGTAAAACCATAATATGTTACAGTGCCTTCCATTACGCACAACTGCCCAAAAACACCTGCTGCTGTATTATGATGTGTTAATAACGCTGAAGGTACGTTCTCTTTTGTGAAGAACGGAGTTGAGCGTTTGATTACCCAATCTTTAGGAATTCTCTTGTGTGTCATAACCACCTCCTCAAAAACATGCATTATAAATGCGTGTTTTTGAGGGTTATGTCAAGCTGTTATGAAACACATAATTGATATGTTGATTAGAGGAGAAGATATAATAAATATGGTTGTTTTTTGTATAACTATTTGTTTTACTTTTAGTTTATGCATTCTGTGTGTTAGGAATAAGTTATTAAAGTTTAATCAAAAAATCTCGATGTAGTCCACATAGATTATTGTTACTGAACCTTATTGTGTGTATTAGTTGTGTTCTGAAATTTCAGCTTAATTATTTATGATGTATTTTTTAACGATAAATATTTTCCCAGGATACCTTTACTGTGTATATAAATAAATTATATACACATAAATAATGTAAAGGCGTCCTTTTAGATATATCTTATCAAATGTTAATGACTTGAGTGGGAAATATGATTCCAGCAACTTATCATGTGGCTACTTTATAAAAATAATGCCCATATAAAACAACAAGCGAAAAGGATTACGGATAAAAAAGGAGCGAGATGTGCGAACTTGTTATTTTCCATGTTTAACCACCTTAAATAATTGATGATGACGGGATGATTGCATCTGTAATGCTTTTATTGAAATGTTATGATAAAAAAGAACTTTTGCATAACATTAAAATGTAATTTATCTAATCGTTTTTAATAATAAATGTCGTATTTCTATCCTTGTACCAGCTATTTGATATGTAGTGTTTGTTCATGCTATGTGGGGCTTTACACCATAGCCAGTTTATTTATACTTTATTCGTCAGCCTGAACAACTGGCATCTGCTGCGCTGCGCCATCGAGAGATTGAGAAATGGCGCATATACAACTGGTCAAACAAACTTCTTCTGGTTTACTTCTCCCGGCGACGCCGGAGAGTTGCGATTTTCTGCATCAAATCAAAATAGGTGAGTGGATACACGCAGACTTTAAGCGTGTGCGTAACTACGCATTCCACAAGCGTTTTTTCAAACTCCTGCAACTGGGATTCGATTACTGGACTCCGGTCGGTGGGGCGATCACGCCTCGCGAACGAGAACTGCTGTCTGGTTTCGTTGATTACCTGTGCGAATCAGTTGGTCGGGAACACACGCCAGCCCTGAGTGATGCCGCAGAGCAATACCTTAACACCGTTGCGACTCGTAGAACCCGGGATACGGCGTTGCTAAAGTCGTTTGAGGCTTTCCGCGAGTGGGTAACCATTCAGGCCGGATTTTACACCGAGCATATTTATCCGGACGGTAGCCGTGGGCGTCGGGCAAAATCCATCGCTTTTGCGAATATGGACGAAGTCGAGTTTCAGCAGGTTTATAAATCTGTACTGAATGTGCTGTGGAACTGGATTCTGTTTCGTAAATTCTCCTCTCAGGAGGAAGTTGAAAATGTGGCCGCACAACTACTGGAGTTTGCGTAATGGTGAATTTACGTAAAGCGGCTAAAGGCCAGATGTGCCAGATCAGAATCCCTGGCTACTGCAATCACAATCCCGAAACCTCTGTGCTGGCGCATTACAGGCTGGCGGGGACGTGCGGAACAGCGACAAAACCACACGATATGCAGGCGGCGATAGCCTGTAGCTCATGCCACGATCTAATCGACGGGCGGGTAAAAACCAGCGATTACACCAAAGAAGAATTGCGCCTGATGCATGCTGAAGGGGTTTTTCGCACACAAGAAATCTGGAGAAAGAAAGGTCATTTATGATTTACCCAACGAATACAGGAAAAAGCGGAGAACACCTTCGCCTCACCACGCTGGAAAGTGTCTGGATTCAGGGAAAACTACGTATGTGGGGGCGCTGGTCGTATATTGGCGGTGGCAGGTCAGGGAATATGTTCAATCAGTTGTTGGCATCCAAAAAACTGACGAAAACAGCCATTAATGAAGCCCTGCGCAGAATGAAAAAAGCGGGAATAGAGAAAGCTGAGCTGGAAGCGTTTTTGCGAGAGATGATCAACGGCAAGCAAAAGAGCTGGCTGGCGCATTGTACTGATGCAGAGGCGTTATGTATTGATCGAGTCATAAGTGAGGTGCTGGCAGAGCATCCAGGATTGATTTGCATTCTCCGGCAACGCTATGAAGGGCGGGGGATGACTAAGCGCAAAATGGCTGAATTGCTAAATGATGCACACCCAGAGTGGTGTTTTAGCACATGCGAAAAACGGATTGCTAATTGGTTAGCTGTTGCTGAGTATGCCCTATATATTCCCATGCGTGAATCATTTGCTGAGAAAATGGCTTGATTTCTTACGTATAAACTGCTTCAATTTTGCTATGCTTCGCAAAGCTGTATCGCGAGGCGGATTGCAGACATGGACATACGTAAAAAAACCGCTTAATGCGGTTTTTTTACGTCAGGAAAGCAGGGGAGAATGCTGCTAGTTGGGCAACTGGTCTTTCTGCTCCAAATTATAACAGAGACCAGTTATAGTTTCGGTGCTGTGTTTTTTTTACAATATTGTGATAACACATTGCTGGCGGGAGTTTTGATATTTCTTGGCAGGGGCTGATGATGCGTTATCCTGATGTCGTCAACTCATATAAAATGAGATGAGAGATCATTGCAGGGTGGTTTGTAATTCGCTGTTTAGCGGGACAATATGTTGTCTGATACAAGACACCCGACGCCTCAGATTACTATAATAAAGACGAAGCATCCTTTGTATTGACCAACCGCCTGTTTAGGCGGTTCTTTTTGGGCTGGTTTATTGTATGCCAAATGATTATTAAAAAGGTTGTGTTAATAACAAAATCCGAAATAATATGCCTGCATATTTTTATCTTGCTTATATTCTGCATATTGTGCATAGCAGGCTCATCCCTGCAATCAAAACTGTATGATGAGTATTTTTTGTTTTCCTTTTTTCCAGTCATCTGATGATGACCTGCTTCTTTTTAATCCGGATCGACATCAGTTTTTTAAGATAATTCCTGCGAGTTATATGCATAAATACCACAAACTCCGCATTTTATGTGGTTGGGAGTTGCCGGGCGCGCAGTGAGTTTGCTAAGAAAACTCCTGCATGGTGAATCCCCCTGTGCGGTGGGGTGATACCATTAACCTTTTCTGTCGCCGACAGGTATCACGAACATTTTGTTCACCGGGAGGCACCCGGCACCATGCACTTCAATAGATTCTCTCCACATTATGGATATTCTTTCAGAATATCCCACGCAGACTTTGTGTAAATGTTAACAAATGTGCGTTTTATTTGATCTGATTCGCTGTTTGAGCGTCCAAAACAACGGTATATATAATCCTTTACTATATGACATATGTGAGGAAAAATGGGTTTTCGTAGCGCATCAATTCTTACGTTGATTATTAGTGGGATTATTATCGGGTGCACTGATGCTGTATCGACAAATTATCATGACCGTACATCATATTACTCCGATAAAGCAATAGAGACACAGTATGTGAGTTTATCTGAACGTACTTCTGATGTTAGTGAGGATATCCGTCTGTATGCCCATCAAATCAAGAGCGCCATCGAAAAACAGTTCGGGGATGCGAGTAAGTATTCAGGAAAAGAGTGTACACTGAGAATGCATATGGCCCCGAATGGCCTTCTACTGGAGGTTAAAAGAGAAAGTGGAGACCTCGATTTATGTCGTGAAGCGATGAATGCGATAAAGAATGCTGATATACCTGCCCCCCCTTCGCCGGAAGTATATAAAGTATTTCAAAATGGGGTGCTGGATTTTAAACCCTGATATTTATTGTTTTGTAATAAACGGTTTCGGCTTAGGTTTGTTCTGACACAGCTACGGCACTGAGCTAAATTTAGCGGATAGTCAGCTCTGAGCCAGTGGCGGACGTAACAACTACTATTGCTGAGATTTTAATGGATTGAGGAGCAAGAAGTGGGATTAAAGAAAATCGTTATGTTGACTTTTTGGGTCGGTTTTGTTGCGGGATGCACACCTTTACACCCTTCAGATTGCCACAAAACTACTGCTACAGGTAGTTGCAGTTCAGGACGCTGGGATGATCAGGATGAATGGGGGGCGCAAGCGCGGGGAATCAGAGCTGCAATTAATGCCAAACTTGATGAGCCGCATAACTGGAAAGGGAAAAAATGCAGGTTGCATATGGAATTCTCTCAGGATGGCACGGCGTTAAAAATATCTACCAGTAACGGTGATAAAGCCTATTGCGAAGCGATAAAGTCCGCAGCTCATAAAGCCAAATTTCCGGCCTTCAACAATCCGGAAGTCTACAGAGATTTTCAGAAATCTGGCTTTGACATGCGAGGTTAGCTCTTCAATTACTATATCTCATTCATAGCAAACTGACAGATTTGATGATGTTCTATATACGAAACCTGTGATGTCAAGTCTGAGCTAATACAAATAAACATAATATCAGAGAAATACATTTTATTAGCTCGCTACGGCGAGCTTTTTATATTGCATCGTCTCCAGCATATATATCAATTAAGGCTCTGATTGATGTGTCTGAAAGCCTACACATAATAACTATGCCATCCGTTCCGTGCGGAGGTGAGGCTATGAAATCCATGGACAAAATTTCAACAGGCATTGCCTACGGCACCTCCGCAGGCAGTGCTGGCTACTGGTTTTTACAGTTGCTCGATAGAGTAACTCCGTCACAGTGGGCTGCAATCGGTGTGCTGGGTAGTCTGGTATTTGGCCTGCTGACGTACCTGACAAACCTTTATTTCAAGATTAAAGAAGATAAGCGCAAGGCTGCGAGAGGTGAATAATGCCTCCATCATTACGAAAAGTCGTTGCTGCTGCTATTGGTGGCGGAGCAATTGCTATAGCATCAGTGTTAATCACTGGCCCAAGTGGTAACGATGGTCTGGAAGGTGTCAGCTACATACCATACAAAGATATTGTTGGTGTATGGACTGTATGTCACGGGCATACAGGAAAAGACATCATGCTCGGTAAAACGTATACCAAAGCAGAATGCAAAACACTCTTGAATAAAGACCTTGCCACGGTCGCCAGACAAATTAACCCGTACATCAAAGTCGATATACCGGAAACAACGCGCGGCGCTCTTTACTCATTCGTTTACAACGTGGGTGCTGGCAATTTCAGAACATCGACGCTTCTTCGCAAAATAAACCAGGGCGATATCAAAGGCGCATGTGATCAGCTACGTCGCTGGACATATGCTGGCGGTAAGCAATGGAAAGGTCTCATGACTCGTCGTGAGATTGAGCGTGAAATCTGTTTGTGGGGTCAGCAATGAACAGAGTAACCGCGATTATCTCCGCTCTGGTTATCTGCATCATCGTCTGCCTGTCATGGGCTGTTAATCATTACCGTGATAACGCCATTACCTACAAAGCCCAGCGCGACAAAAATGCCAGAGAACTGAAGCTGGCGAACGCGGCAATTACTGACATGCAGATGCGTCAGCGTGATGTTGCTGCGCTCGATGCAAAATACACGAAGGAGTTAGCTGATGCGAAAGCTGAAAATGATGCTCTGCGTGATGATGTTGCCGCTGGTCGTCGTCGGTTGCACATCAAAGCAGTCTGTCAGTCAGTGCGTGAAGCCACCACCGCCTCCGGCGTGGATAATGCAGCCTCCCCCCGACTGGCAGACACCGCTGAACGGGATTATTTCACCCTCCGGGAACGACTGGTAATGATGCAGGCCCAACTTGAAGGTGCTCAGCAATACATAACCGAGCAGTGTTTAAAGTAAAATCTTAACTACAATATGATTCATTTTGATGATTGTTTCATAAGGAACAGTGAAGTAAGATCTAAGAGGAGTTAAATTTTATACAGTATAATCATAATATTGCAGCAAGGTGGTTATAATTGAAAGAATATTTAGATATGAATACATCTCATGTAAGAGTTGTTACTCATATGTGTGGGTTCTTGGTTTGGCTCTATAGTCTTTCAATGTTGCCACCAATGGTTGTAGCATTGTTTTATAAAGAAAAAATCCTGTTCGTTTTCTTTATAACTTTCGTTATATTTTTTTGCATTGGTGGCGGAGCGTGGTATACAACTAAGAAATCTGGCATTCAATTACGTACCCGTGATGGGTTTATTATAATTGTAATGTTTTGGATTTTGTTTTCTGTTATTAGTGCATTCCCTTTATGGATTGACTCAGAACTTAATTTAAGGTTCATTGATGCTCTGTTTGAAGGGGTTTCTGGAATAACAACAACAGGAGCAACTGTAATTGATGATGTTAGTTCATTACCTCGGGCATATTTGTACTATCGGTCACAGTTAAATTTTATAGGTGGTTTAGGAGTTATTGTTCTGGCGGTTGCAGTATTGCCATTATTGGGTATTGGTGGTGCAAAGCTTTATCAGTCAGAAATGCCGGGGCCATTTAAGGATGACAAACTCACTCCCCGCCTGGCCGATACGTCACGGACACTGTGGATAACTTATTCTTTATTAGGTATTGCTTGTATTGTCTGTTATAGACTTGCAGGAATGCCTTTGTTTGATGCTATTTGTCACGGGATTTCCACAGTTTCGCTTGGTGGTTTCTCAACTCATAGCGAGAGTATCGGATATTTTAATAACTATTTGGTTGAGCTGGTGGCTGGTTCTTTTTCCCTGCTATCGGCTTTCAACTTCACTCTTTGGTATATTGTTATTAGCAGGAAAACGATAAAACCTTTAATCAGAGATATTGAACTTCGTTTCTTTCTGTTAATAGCCTTAGGGGTGATCATTGTTACCTCTTTCCAGGTCTGGCATATAGGTATGTATGACTTGCATGGAAGTTTTATTCATTCGTTTTTTCTTGCCAGCTCCATGCTCACTGATAATGGTTTAGCTACGCAGGATTATGCAAGTTGGCCCACGCACACGATAGTGTTTTTGCTGTTGTCAAGTTTCTTTGGGGGATGTATAGGTTCAACTTGTGGTGGAATTAAGTCACTTCGATTTCTTATACTTTTCAAACAAAGCAAACACGAGATAAATCAGCTTTCTCATCCCAGAGCGTTGTTGAGTGTAAATGTAGGAGGGAAGATAGTTACAGATCGTGTAATGAGGTCTGTATGGAGTTTCTTTTTTCTTTATACTCTCTTCACGGTGTTTTTTATACTGGTGTTAAATGGTATGGGATATGATTTTCTTACATCATTTGCAACAGTGGCTGCATGTATTAATAATATGGGATTAGGTTTTGGGGCTACTGCATCGTCATTCGGAGTGCTTAATGACATTGCAAAATGTTTAATGTGCATAGCTATGATTCTTGGTCGCCTTGAAATTTATCCTGTTATTATATTGTTTTCAGGTTTTTTTTGGCGCTCCTAATATATGGCTGATTTATAATTGTGAGTTTAATATTATGTTGACTCACTCATTGATCCAATACCTAACTTTACCAGCAACACCTCCGTCCCCAGTAGCACTGGCTGCTGGGGTGCGTTTTATTCATAAAGCAAGGCTGTATGAGCGAGAAATTAAAGATAGTCTAGCGGGCCTTCTCTCATTCTGGTTGTTCGGGAAACGTTACTGGCAGGCCGGAAGTGTCTGTAGATTCGACTTTCTGCGCATAGAGCATCCACTCGGTTAATTTTTGTTTATTCTCGTCGGAAATGATGCCCAGCCGTAGCTGTGAGTCCCATAGCTGGGTTTTATCCCTGACAAGTTGCAACAGGCTTTGCTTTTCATTTTCCGCTTGTTGCCTCTGCTCTTCCTCGGTATAAGTTCGCTTTATCACTACGCCATCTTTGAACATCCATTTCCCCGAAATATCAGCCCGGCGATTTGCTGTAATATCAGGTAATTCAACGACGCTTGCACCCTCTGGATTAATTGCTGAAACATCCTTTTCAATACAAATAATAACGCCGTTATGGTCATAGACCATTTTCAAAGTGTCTGGCTGGAAATTCTTTTGTTCCTCATACCAGTTTTTTCCATCATCTGAATAAAGCCATTTGATGTTAAATTGCTTTGTTAGCTGGTATTGCTCTTTTGTTTTAGGGTTGCCAGCAGTAATGTTTTTTAAGTGCATCATCGTTAAATACTCCCCGCGTTATACCACGTCCCATTAATGCAATACTGAATTGGCCTTGCCTGAGTTGTATCAATTAATTCATCACGGTTTCCGTTAACTGAACCCGTAACGACATAACCTGACCTGTCAGACCAGCCGGGGCCTTTCCATGTCTGAACAGATGACAGACCGCCAAGGCGAATACCTGTAATAAACCTTGAGTTACATTCTGCCTGCGTATATGCACCAACATCCCCCGCAGAGGGTTTGCGTGTTGTGGTGTAAAACTCTGACCAGTTAGCTTCAAAGCCATAACCATCACGCGCTGAACGATAAAAAATACCGCCGTTCCTGTAATTCACGCGGAACTGTACAGCAGGGCAACTCCCCGCATTCATATTGAAGTGGAGGATTAATGTCGATGCACCACTGATATCTGCATCATAAACACCGCTATTCCAGTTCCAGCCAACAGCTTTATCATTTGCGACCCTGCGTCCTGTTTGCCCTAAAGCAAATGCAGGCTGCTGGTTTTTCGTGTTGTAGTCTCGTCGCCAGCCAGGAGCGTAAGCATCACCATGATTAATATAAGTGAATTGAGCGTTAGTAATTCCGCCACCGCTGGACGTGCTCGGCGTAGTAACGCGTATGGTCATTGCGCCGCGAGTGCCAATAACTTCCACCACAGCACCTGCAAGGACAAATATTTCCGCAACCTGTATCTGTAATAACCTTATTATTTGCATAAGCCCATGAGCCTTTGCACATCCAGTAAGGATGGTTAAATGCCCCCTGACTCTCCAGCCACGAAATAAATTGCGCAGTTGTCCAGACCTGACTATCGCCACCAATATTCAGCCATGCGCTATATGCGCGGCAGGCACCAATGTTTTTGGTGAAGGTATCTTTTCCCGGAATATCTGCGCCGTTCTGGTTTTTCTGTAATGCGCCAGAAGCCTGATTTATCGTTTCCTGTAAACCGAGGTTTTAGATAATGGCGGTTTCTGGCCTGCATGGCATGATTTGTGCTTTTGGACGGGAGATTCAGCGTGCTGATTGGCTATGTAAGGGTATCAACAAATGACCAGAATACAGACCTGCAACGAAACGCTCTTGTTTGTGCAGGATGTGAACAAATATTTGAAGATAAATTAAGCGGAATAAGGACAGGCCGACCTGGATTAAAACGTGCTTTAAAGCGCCTTCAAAAAGGTGACGCACTGGTTGTCTGGAAACTGGACTGACTGGGTCACTGTATGCGGCATCTTGTCGTGCTGGTGGTGGAAGCCTGGAAGAAGTATCGGGTGTTGCTGAACCGTGTTGATACGTCAACTGCACAGGATATTGAATGGCCAGCACTGCCGTAGGGTAAAACATATAAATTCTATAATTAGATGTATCTTTCCATTTACGGCAAGGAAGGGGGCTTGGAAGACGTAAAGCATCTCACACTGAGATTATTTTTTATATGTCAGGTGTCTGAAGTTTTGCTTTGGCTCTTAAAATGGTTTGCCGCGAGGTTTTGAATTCCCGGGCAATGGCACTTATACTTACACCTGACTTAATTCGTTCGAATACTGATCCTACCCACGTAATATGGACACAGGCCTAAGCGAGGTTCTGGTTTTCAAATTGTTCCGGACTGAGGCCGCCACACCAACTGTGCCGCCGCCACCGATTGTAATCACATTCGATATAATTAAACACCGTTGCCCGCATTATTTCCCGGCTGATAAAGTGTTCTCCATGGATACATTCCACTTTCAGCGAATGAAAGAAGCTTTCCACGCAGGCATTATCGTAGCAGCAACCTTTTGCGCTCATACTTCCACGCAGATTATGCCGCTTCAGTTGCGCCTGATAATCTGCTGAACAGTACTGGCCTCCACGGTCCGTGTGAACGATAACGTTCCGGGGCCTCTTACGCCGCCACAGCGCCATCTGCAGGGCATCGCAGGCCAGTTGCGCCGTCATGCGTGGCGACATTGACCAGCCAATAACGGCACGTGACCACAGGTCAATGACCACTGCCAGATACAGCCAGCCTTC